TTAATTTAATAAGTTAAATGTGTTAAACCGCCGTAATCACTGGGATTACGGCGGTTTTTGTATTGTATACGATTAAAATAAAAATGTTTTGAAAATGTACAAAATAACGTGAATTTATAGACGTAACTAACAAGTAACTAACAGGTAACTAACAGACGTAACTAACACATAACTAACAAAAAACAGACTGCAGTATGTGATAATCAGCAGTCTGTTTTGATATTATATTATGGATTAGGAAGGTCGATTTTAATAAGTTCTTCACGAAGTTGATCTACAGTTCTGTGGGTATATACAGCTTCTGTAACATCTTCTATAACGTGGCCAACGATTATCTTTAATACATATTCGTTCATATTAGCTGCTTTAGCAGCATTGATAAATGTATGTCTTGTATCATGTGGTTTATGCTTCAGGTTAAGCTTCATCATAACTTTATTAAAGCGACCACGATATTTGTCATAAGTAAGATGAGTACCTTGTTGTCCATTTTGATCATTAAACAGATAAGCACTATGCATTTGTATGGCTTTATCATAATTCTGTTTAACAAGCTTCTGGATGGCTGTATGAATAGGTATAGTACGATTACGGCCAGCATCGGTTTTCAGACCGCCGGTGAAGGACCAGTTATCTAAATCTATATCAGCTATCTTAAGAATAGCCAGCTCCTGAGGCCTCCAACCGCTGTATATGCCTATTAAAACCATATCAGTGAATGGATATGTTATGTTATCCCACAGCTTCATTATCTCCTCATCAGAGAATGGTACACGCTTTATTTTGGTTTCTCCACGTGATACACTTTCACAAAGGGCTGCATAATCTTTATCAACGATATCATTTTTCAGACAATATCGATACATAAGATTATATAAGCTTTTCATACGTTGTTTGGTAGCTTCACCAACATTAGCATTATGTATTGTTCCTTCAAGATGATTAGCCCGGATATCTTTCATACGCATCTTGTGAAGTGGTTTGGAATGATTAAAAGCACTTATCCAACTTCTTACACCACTTTGAGATATTTTTAGAAAATGTTCAGAGCTCCATTTCTCGTATACTTCCTCAAATGTTATGTTATTGATTTCTATATCATATGGGTTTTCATTGTAATTAATAAGAGCAGTAAGAGCTTCCTGTCTTGTGGGAAAATATCCAATAGTCATGTAGAGCTGTTTGGTTTTTCCAGTTTTTTCATCAATATCCCAGCCTTTTGTTTTACGAGCAACCCATGGTTTACGTCTTCTTCCAGATAGCTTATATACGCTACCCATTCCATTAGCTAATTTCATATTATCATTCCTTCTTTCTTCGTCTGAATTAAGTTATGTTATTCATTAATTTAATAAATCAGAGTATAAAAATAACACCTACTTGCAAAAGCGGTGTCAGAAATGATATAATACAGCTTGTTCAGGGCGGTATTATATCATAGGCACAGCTTATGTAAGTATCGTGGTAAAAGCTCTTGTGTTGGTAGCACAGGGGCTTTTATTAAGTTTTTTCTTTTTTCAGTTATTGCTAGTTTTAGATTTACGGCATAATCTGTAATTAGATTTTAAATATATATGTTATGTCTCGGTTTCAGATGTTGCAGCCACATCTGAATAAGTATCTTGAAGAATAGCAGCATCATCGTTTTTTTGCTCTAGATTATGCTCAGTGTTATGTGTCGTTAAAGTAGACCTGTATAATTCAAATCTTCTTTGATAATCGATAGGAATACCGGTTATGCGGCAATATAGTTTACTCATATTACTTCCATAACTATTCAAATATGTAGATAATTCAGATATGAAGCTATATTCTAAATATTTATTATTTAATAAAATAATCATTGATAAAATAAGACCCCATATATCATCATATGTTTTGTTAATTTCATTTGTATATAAAAGCGTATTTTCAAATATATGATTAGCACTGTGAAAAAGTGGAGACCTATATTTAACAAAATCAAGATTATGAGTTGCTTTATTTCTAAATTTACGAACAATATTTAGGGCACTTAATAAAACATTAGCTTTAGCATCATCATCTATATTAGAAGCAGATAAAAGCCGGAAATATATAAACATATCTTTTTTGTCTTTGGTTTTTAAATATTTATATATATCTGTTGTAGACGAAAAAGACACATTTTTGAATAATATCCATGGTGGAATGTGATCTTTTGTGTTTCTATAATGAGATGTTGGTGTATCATTGGTTTCATTACATAATTTTAAAGTATTATTTAATAAAGTTCTAAGATGTTGTCGTTTATCAGTATCATTAGAGTATTTGTAATTCTTAGGATTTAGATATTCAGTTTCTTTCTCAGATATGTTTTTGGCAATAACGTAAGATAGAATGGTTTTAAATGAGTTCTCTGCGTATCCAGCATATTTTACGATAACACCTTGAATATTTTTGTTAAATATATGTGTTGCAAATAACTGTTCAATTCCTAATCCTGGTATAAATACATCATCCTTTTGGTACAAATCTTTATAACCATTAACAAGGTCATAGTATGATATGGAAGATAATGCTTCAAGTGCGTAATCACGGTCATTTATAATTAAATGTTTTTCACTTATAAGTTTATTTATTTGTTCATCAAAAGTTAAAAAAGGTTTATCCAATATAGTTTTCTCCATAATAAAATAAAATCGAAAAAGCCTTACTACAAATATATGTAGCAAGGCTTTTTCTTCGCTGTCCATTTAAGTATCAGCTATTTAACTTGACTACATTATATTTGTAAGGAAACTAAAAGTCAATAATTTTCAAATGAAATTTTATATTATTTTAACAGTATCCCCTAAATTGATAACATTGTTTTGCGGTCTTCGTAGTTTTGTTATCTGTTCTTTATTGACAAGTAATGCTTGCTCAGAGTATATTTTTTCGGCTTGCTTAAAAGGATCGACAAATGAAGCAAAATTGACTTCACTCCTTTTTTTGCAAATTGAAAATTCATCAAAGACCTCTTGTATTTGCAATACGTCTTTAACGTGATCAAGAGTGCCAAGACTTTTGCCAGAATCAGGATCCGTTATTTCAGGACCTATTTCAACAACCTGAACATTTTCGCCTATGGTAGCACCTTTAGTTCTTCCATAGTTAATTAAAATAGAGTACTTGTCTAAAATTTTTATGACTTTAGCAGTTTTCATAATAATTCTCCTTAAAATTAATATTTCTGTCTGTTTTCTATCACTGAATCAAACAGGTAATAGTGGAAACTGTTCCCACATCTCCAACACATAAAATGCTGGTTCAAAGTCGATAACATAGTTGTCAACTTTAGTGTATATATTAAATCTTAAAATTAAAAGTAATATAATTTATTAAGGATTACATTTTTTACAAGCTGAATATCCTTGTTGAATCATTTCACTAGCAGAACCTGTATAATAAGATAGGTTTTCATCTTTTATTTTTTTGACTTCAGGACATGATGGTTTATGGAATTTTTTAGTGTGTGTATTAAGTACGTAAGTTGTTCTATTTTTTACAGAAGACTCCGTAGCATCGTTTTTGGAAGCTAGAGGTTGTGTTTCTTCAATATAAGGTTCTGTTGATATTTCAGTGGTAGTAGGGGTATCATTATTTGCTGATAATGTATTTTCTTGTATAGTAGTATTTTCTTTAGTTATTTCCCCAGTATCTATGTTTATTTGGTAGCTTGCTAGCAGCATACCAGAAAACATCAACTTGGCATCGTGTTCTTCATTTTTAACATATTCGTGAATGTCACAAAATAGTATATTGCCAGATACATGTAAGTTTGTTGTTGTATTATTATAAAAGTTTGTTATTCCATGTATTTCGTCTTTTGATTTAAAATATGTCTGATAGTAGGAAAGAGCATAATCTTGGATATTTACATTCTTAGAGAAAATAGCATGCCTCCAGTTGCCTGTCATATCATTTCTTACATAGTCATAGTAAGTTATGTCAAGTTCTGATATATTATTAGCGGTATCAATGCCTTGTGGGGTTTCCTCAATGCTAGCGGTAGTAGGTTGATTATTACTATATGTATCCGGATTTGTAAGGGCTGAAATGAAAGCGCAAACCCATATAACAATATAAAACCATAAAATTACATGCACCCATTTTTTAGTGTTTTTAAAGTTCTTAAATAGTAATATGTAACCAATAGGTGGTATAAATATGAGTAGTAATATAGTAATTACTTTCTTTGAAGTACTTATTTGTTGTTTTTCTTCTGTTTCCATATATAAATCTCCTTTTTAATTAGTATTTCTGTCTGTTTTCTACTACTTTACCAATAATTTTAACGGGTTTATTTATAATTTCTTCATTAGTAAAATACATAGGCTCAAATGCTGGATTGTTAGGCAGCAGTCTTATGCCATCCGCATACTTCATCAATCGTTTAACTGTTGCATCATTGCCGTTAACCATAACGATAGCAATATCTCCGGATTCACAATCATCTTGTTTCTTAACAATAAGAACATCACCTTCACATATTCGTGGTTCCATAGAACTGCCTTTAACTTTTAATCCAAAGTATTCGCCTTTGGAGGCAGTAACGGAGTCAATTTCTTCATAATCAATAATATCCTCTATGGCTTCAATAGGAACGCCAGCAGGTACTGAACCAAGAACTGGTATTCGAATACCTTTTGTGTGGTTTGAAAAATCTTTGTCATCTAAAAGGTCAGATTTTCCAATATTAAAGTAATCAGCAATTTTTTGTATTTTTCCTGCACTTGGAATTATTTTTCCAACGCACCAAGTGTTAAATGTTGTAGGGCTATATCCGAGCTCTTTAGCAATTTCTTTTTGAAGTTTGCCACTTTGTTCAATGTATTTATTGATGTTTTTAGAAAATATTTTACGCTGTTCATCATCTGTCACTTAATTAATCACCTCCTTGCTTTAATTGGATTATACGACATAATATTAATAAATTCAATAAAAATCCTAAATTATTCGGATTAAGTGTTGACAATCCTAAAATATAGGATTATTATAATCGCAGAAAGGAGGATAACATAATGTTTAGTATGTGTGAAAAACCAAGAATATGTTTAGCGGCTGCTAGAGTTAATGCTGGTATGAATCAACGAGAAATGGCTGAATACATAGGAGTAGATGTATCCACAATAACAAATTGGGAAAAAGGAAAATCAGAGCCTAATGCAACTCAATTAAGAAAAATAAGCGATATTTCTAATATTCCTATGGATTATATTTTTATACCTGAACAATCCTAAAAAATAGGATTGGGGTATAGATTATTCATTTTCAACAGAGGAGGTGTAAGAGATGTATATAAGCGAAGCCGCGAAGTTGGCAGCAGAGCAAGGAAGACTAATGGTAAGAAAAAGTATTATATCAAAGTCAGATACCGTGTTTGGAGCTGTACAACCAACTAATTCTTATGAAAGGTGCAAACTGATTGTGTTTAAAGAAGATGAAACCCGCTCATGCAGATGTTGGAACCCTACACAAGCGGATTTGGTTGCAGACGATTGGGAATTACTAAGGGATGAATTTACAAGAAGTACATATCAAGGAGGCAGATAATGACACCACCAAGCTTATATATAAGCATTCCATCAATAATCCTATTGGTGGGAGCTCCTATAGTATGTTGGCTATGTGAGGGTAAAAGACCTTGGCTGTGGTTTGGAATGTCGATAATAGGTGAGATACTTGCAATTCCAAGTCTGGCATTTGCAATTTCATACTTCACGAGATAGTTGGAAGATGCAAGCGTTGTACATTTTATCAGATATTTCATCTGTACCATTTGTACGAACATAATTACCGATTTTTATAAGTTTTTTACGAGAACGTTTCCATTTACAAAGAGGAATTAGTTCCATACAAGTTTTATAAAAACTTCTGCAATATCCTGTTCGATTTGGGTCATCAGGGCAATCAGCATATAAATCGGTGAATTTGTTTATAAGACCAATTTCCTTTCAAAAATACTCGGATACGGCAATAGTCTGTGATTAAAGTATATGAGTAAGGATGGAATTAGGCAAGATTATTTATTTTCAACAGAGGAGGTGTAAGAGATGATGAACGAAGAAGATAAAGACAATCTGGTCGAGTTAGCTGTGACATTTATTAATCTTCAGAGCAAAGATTTTGATGAGAGTTGCCAGAAGCTTTATGAAAGCATAAAGGCTGGGTGTTCAACTTATGGTGAAGTACAGGATTGTATATACCAAATAGGTTATAACAGAGCATTTAAGGAAAACAGGTCACATTACATAACAGCGGCTAAGCTTGCGTTACAAATGTTGTATGACAATGACGTGAGAAAAGAAAAAATTCAAGGTGGTTCTGATGAATAAAGAGAAAAAGAAATTAAAAGCAGAAAGACTGAAAAGTTTTCAGGAATTTAATCATTTATCAGATGATGAGATGTCATTGTTTGTTTATGTACATAAAAGGGAAAATGTGTACAAGGTTATTATTGTAATCCTAATAATCGTAATACTAGTACTGTTAGTATTGATGTGATTATGGATACAACTATGGGTGTTATGAAAGATGAGAACATTCCTCTTACAAATATTTTTCTGCAGTGTATGCAATAGCGTTTGTATTTTTGCGTGAGATGATATGTACCTGCGAAAGTATAAGGAATCAATTCTGAATTTGATGCTGCAAGATCTGGTTCAATAAATTCGATTTCAAGCAGATATTCAGAATCTTTACCGAGGAATTTATCATTGGCGTGTTTTATGAATCGCATGATAAATAATTTGTATTTTTCAGTTAATGTAAGATTTATATTTTCAAAGTTATTCATAAGCACCTCCAAGTTTTTTATTTATTGTAACACATTCCACTTAAGATGACACAGGAAGATGTAGCGGATGTGATCCGTATGTCAGAGGAAAATGCATAAAGAGGTGAAGATGATGCCAAATATTAAAAAAATTAAGACAGCGGAAGCTGCTGTAATAATGGGATGTAGCCCACAGTTTGTCAGAGTTGGGATGCAGAGAGGAATATTAGATATTGGTAATGCTATAAAGATGTCCTCTATCTGGACTTATAACATAAGTGCAGCGGCACTGGCTAAGCGACAAGGTATGACAACAGAGGAGTTAGCAAGAACTCTTGAAGAGATAAGAAAAAAGGATACATAGATGGTACATGATGAAGGAGTAGGAAGCTTTTACCATGATACTATAGAGAAATATAGCCCTGAACAGCTAATAAGGTAATAAAAAAAGGACAGTGACAAGCACTGTCCCTCAGGTGCAAACACCTATAAACAACATAATTATAATAACACATTTTAGAAAGGAATGCAAATACTATGAACAACAAAAAATTAAATAGTGTGAAAGCAGTTGCAAAGGATTTATCCGGAGCTGCTATTATGGCAGGCTGCTTTTATGGGCTTATTTTACTAGGTCTTTTTATTTAGGGTTCGCTGCAGCATTCAGAAGGAGTTATGTATGGAATATGAATTTGCTGCAACAAAGAATGAATTATTAAACATTGATGGAGTGGAGCATATGCAGGTCAGGAAACCTTATTACAATGATCATAAGGGTGTTATATATGGAATATGTCCTTATTGTGGATATAATGTGCAGCGTGTGTGGAATCTTAGTTTCTGCGGCACCTGTGGCGGAGCTATCCATTGGCATAACATATTTGTTCCTGGCATAGGCGACATTCAATAGTGTGGAAAGGAGATGAAGGATGTGTCTAATAAGGATAAGAGGTTATTCAGCATAGTTGATATAGTGACCGGAGATATTATTGATTATGAGAAGTCTGTAGAATATCTGGCGGATAAATACAAGGTAAGTGTAGGCAGACTGCTGATGTTAGCTTCTGAAGAAGCAACTTTTCGCAACAGATATGCGATTATTTGTTTACCTGAAAAATTATTGATTAAGAAGTTCAAGAGTGAATGGGAAAATATTACAGCGCAGTTGCTTGAAAAGAATGCTGCAGGAGCAAGAATTTATTACTGATGGAATTAATTGGGTAAGAAAAAATCCAAATTAATAAAAATAAATCCAAATTGGTAAGAAAAAATCCAAGTTAATAAAAATAAATCCAAATTGGTAAGAAAAAATCCAAATTGACAAGAAAGCAGGTAATGATGGATAAAAAAGAATTATTAATTTTGCTTATGCTTAGGGAAAATAAAGCGTTTGGAAATGCCACGGCAATGTCATTACAGGAACTTGTATCTACGGATGGACTTGCAGGTTATAGAACTAATACGCTTTATAAGAGTGTACAGAAGCTTTTAGAAGCTGGGTTTATACAGCATGGTCTTAAAGATGGACATGCTAACACATATAGTATTAGCAAAACTGGTTTAGAAAAGATAGGAGAATTTGAAGTATGAAAGACATTGGTTTTATAGGAGTAGGACAGGCCGGAGGCAATATAGTCCAGCTCTTTGAACAGGAAGGTTATCCGGCGATGTATATTAATACGTCCAAGGAAGACCTTAACACATTGAAGGATAGTAAGTATGTATATCACATAACAAATGGCGAAGGTGCTAATAAGGACAGGGATAAAGCTAAGAAGCTTGTAATAGATGACTATGATAATATAGCAGCTATGGTTGATAAGGTTATGGACTGCGAGATATTGTTTGTTGTGTTTTCATCCGGTGGAGGTACTGGTTCTGGTACAGGTCCTATGCTGATTGATCTTATGCTGGATGAAAACAGAAAGGTAGGAGCTGTTACAATTCTTCCAACTTCAGATGAGTCTATAAAGACTAAGTATAATTCTTATGAGTGCTTCAGAGAGCTGCTTAGTCTTGATAAGATGGCATCTCTGTTTATCCTTGATAATTCTAAGGCAGATAAGTTTTATATTAATGATCGGTTTTTCAGGGTGTTTGATGATTATGTTAATATTCCTGATCGTTATTCTTCTCAGAAGGGTAACATTGATGATGCCGAGATTAAAGAAACTTTATTAACACATGGCATGAGCTGTATATATAGCGATTACGACACCAGTATGACTAATCTGCCTAAAAGTATCTTTAGTGATATATATGCTCCAATCGAAGGAGATAAGGTTAAGTATATGTCATTGGCAGCAGATGATAGTGTTAGTAGTTTTGAAGAGCTGCATAAGGCTGTAGGAGTTCCATATGATGAATTTAGGACTTATACAGACAGTGACTGTATTCTAATGCTTGCAGGACTTAATTATCCGTTATCAAGGCTGGATGAGCTACATAGTGATGTATTATCTGGTAAGGATATTATTATTAACAACACTACTGTGAACAGGCAGGAACTAAAGGATGATTTTGATTTCGTAAAGAAGTCGCCTGGAGCTATGCCAAGAGCAGAACCTCAGTCAAAGAGAGATATTATGGCTAAGTACCTTAAAAGATAGGAGCATATTTTATGGCAAGACCAGTTAAGAGTAATCTTGATTACTTTCCTTTAGACTGCAATCTTGACCAGAAGTTTCAATTACTGGAAGCTGAGCATGGAATAGCTGGCTTTGGTATCATAGTACGCCTTTTTCAAACTATATACGGAGAAGAAGGGTATTACATGAAGTGGGATAAGGATTCACTTATTCTGTTTGCAACTAAAATCGTCATGGATGGTGACATTAATTACAAGACAAATTTTATAAGTTCAGTGGTAAATACGGCACTGAACAGAGGTATCTTTTCAAAAGAAATGTACGACAAGTATCAGATCCTAACAAGCAGAGGAATTCAGGAACGCTATGCCGAAGCATTAAAACGTCGTTCAAAAATTTTTTTGGAGAATGCATACCTTTTATTAAAGTCACCCTCAAATGTAGTAAATGTTGCAGAAACAAAGGTTAATGTTGCAGAAACTAGTGTTAATGTTGACAATAATGCAACAAAGAAAAGTAAAGTAAATAAAAGTATATATAGCGCGCACGCGCGTAACAAATTTAATAATTTTGAGCAGCGTGAAAAAAGAGATGAGAGTTTTTATAATTCGCTTCTTGATAATTCAAAGGAGACAGGCTGATGCATAGAGAAATTAAAGAGATTAACAGGTGTATTAAAAAATATGCTCATCAGACAGTTAAGGCACAGAAGCTTAATACTACGGATAATGAGCACTACAGATTACGCATAAGGACACTTAGATATCTGATGATGTTAAAAATCCTTTTAGTGGAAATGGATGCGGATCAGATAGGTGAGCTTATGTTAGAAGCTGATAGAAGGATAAATATTACTACATAACTATCTACATAGCTGAATACTGGTTGATTATAATATCACAATTATTTTTATAACCGGAGATAGTGGAAAGCGGGAAATAAGTAATGGCTAAGCTAAGCAAAGAGGAGCAGGCACGAAGAGAAGGTATGTCATATGCCCTGAGAGTTGCCAGGGAAAAGGGTATAGATGGACTTGAAGAGGAACTTAGGTTTAGACAGGCATATGATGTACCACTTAAGATATCTCAGACAGAGCTTGAGCATTTTGCAGAAACAACTAAACAGACAATAATGGATACGGTACTTCTGATGAGCTCGTACGTTCTAAGAGATAATTTCGGCTTCGGAACTAAGCGTATGAACAGATTTATACAGAAGTTCAATGAATACACAGATAACCTTGTTGGTGGATATGTGAAGTGGAAAGATATAGCAGAAGCTATGACAGCAGAAACTGGTATTGAATTTCACATAAGGTCTGATGATGAAGAACTGAGGTGCTGATATGACAGATGATTATGAATGTGAAGGACAGATGAATATATTCGAATTCCTGGCCAAGGAACCAGAGGCGAATGATTCCTGGGAACAAGTGGCCGGAACGTGTAGGAGGCATATATGGAGAGATTAACAAGCAACAAGGCAATATCAGATATGTCAATGATTGAACTGGCATATAATTGTTGTTATGCAGATAATGATGGCAATGCCAGATATAGAAATTACGGGTTGGATATTGATAGCAGAAAGTTTGTAAGAAGTCTTATCAAAGATATATGTGAAGATGATTTATCGGATATGACAGATGAAGAATTTGATGAGTATATGAGTGAAATGTTATCAATTGAACCTGATAGCCAGATAGGGTTATTGGCATTATTTTATCGTAATTTATGGGCTATGGCTGATTTAAGAGAAAGACTTAAATATTACGAAGATTTAGAGCTGGATGAGTATATTGAACAGGGCAGACTTCTTAAATTACCCTGCAGCATAGGAGATAAGCTTTACTGGATAGATACAGAAGATGATGAAGGTAATGTATGTTTATGTATCAAGAGATATGAAGATTATGAACCAGTAGTTGGATTCTCCAAGTATAAGAATGGAAAATTATATGTTCATATCGGATATGAGGATAATCCACCGTTAGAGATTGGAAGTGTGTATGCTTTATTGACAATAGAAGATGCGGAAAGAAAACTGGAAGAACTGAAGTTTAAAAATGCGTATATGAAATTATCTGAGAAAGTAAGAGGTGAAGAATAATGGCATTTTGCAGATGGTATCAAAAACAACTTGAAAATGTAACGGAGTATGAACAAGAACAGTGTGAGAAAATGGACAGGATTGCATGACTTGTCCTGATTTGTTAATAAAAGAAAACGTAATGGAATAATTTGCAGATAAGTGCGAGGATGATGGTAAAAGTAAGGCATCAGTTATAACCGAGCTTATGAGATTGTACATTTCTGGAAAGATTGTGTTATAGTAAATATGCAGTATCGGCTTCTAAAATATAATGTTTGGAGGTCATAGTAACAGATGGGTAGAAGAATTAAGTATTTTGCAGGTCAGCACGAAACGCAGCCAATTAAGGATACCAGAGAGATAGATGCATTATATAATTATTTTATGCAAAAACAGAATAATGCAAAGTCAGATATTAAGAAGTATCAGGCTGACAGGGATTATATGCTGTTTCACATTGGACTTAATACAGCTTTCAGGGCAGAAGATTTATTGCAATTAAGGGTAGCTGATGTTGTTAAGGGCTATGTACAGATAAAAGAAAACAAGACTGGTAAGATGCAGAATTATCGTATGAATAAACAGTTGCACCAGGATATACTTGATTATATAAGCAAGTATAATCTAAGTCTGTATGATTATCTGTTTCGAGGACAGATGAAGTATTTTAATGATAGGTCATATATATATCCTATCAACAGGCAGCGTGGATATCGTATAATTCATAATGCTGGAGAAGCTATTGGTATTCCTTATACATTCGGATTGCATAGTTTGCGTAAGACTTATGGATATCAATATATTAAAAATGGTGGTAATGTATTAACACTTATGAAGATGTATAATCATGATTCACCTGATGTAACTCTTAGGTATGTGCAATGGGGACGTGAGGATGCGGAGCACGATAGAAAGGAAATGTATATAGGACCAGGAAAGCATAAGAAGATGTCATAATTGTGTGATATACAGAAAAATGCGAATTATAAATGACAAGCTGCTCTTGTATAATAAAAAGAGCAGCTTGTCGCACATAATCTTTATCTTTAGTTGTGCTTTATGAAAATATCATAAAGACAATTAGATACTACATTAAGTATCAAATTAAATACAATTTCAAATATTAGATTATTCATAATAAAAAATCTCCTTTTTGATTTTTTGAAAGACTAGATATTTCTTTCTGATTAAGATATAACAGGCAAAAAAAATTTTTTTAAAACTAACAGCAAGCAGCCTTTTTAGAGCTGCTTTTTTTATGTACAGATGATAATACTTATCCACAAAAAACAGAGTTATTAACGAGTTATTAACTTACGGTATACTTTTTGTAATTGAGATAAAATTGAAATATAATTAGAGCATAGAAGAAACAAGGGTTTGAGAATATTTCTAAAGGCTTATAAAAAATTATACACTTTTAGGGATTATGTATACTTTATTAGAGGTGATAGGATGGGGTATGAAGACAAAAAAAGATATCTGGATATGTACAGGCATTATGTATCAAGGATGAATAACTATCAGACTGAGATTGATTTTATTAATTCGCTGTATGGATTATCGTTATCGGGAATATCTGATATGCCAAAAGCACATAACCAGAGCGACTTATCAGACCGGATTATTAAAATTGATAATGAAACAAAGAAATTTATAAACAAGTTAAGAAAAGAGGAAGAGATAGCAGCTACAAAGGCAAGAGAGGTTCTTACTGTTATTAATACAGTCCAGGATGAAACAGATAGGAGAATATTAATAGCTAGACATATACAGCTTATGAATATGAAGGACATTATGAAAGCAGAAGGCTATTCACGCAGTGGACTTATAAAGCGCTATAAAAGGGCTGTTAATTCAGTACAGTTATAAAAATATTAAAAAAAATAAAAGAGTGTACACCAGTACACATTAATATGTGTTATTTTAATATAGTCGATACTGCATCGAATCCTATCTTTTATGCATTGAGCGCTAGAAATAGCGCTCTTTCTTTAAGATAAAAGCAGTAAGACCTATGACATATACGTGAGGCATAGTAAGGGCAATATGATACAGGATGATATTGATTATGTAAAAGAGTGCATAAAGAATAATGAGGTGCATCGTTTTTATATATGGAGCAAATGGTTAAGAGTCCGGAAAGAAATACTTAAGCGTGATCACAATGAATGTGTTGACTGTAGAGCTGCTGGTAGATATACGAAAGCAACTACAGTACATCATATTAACTATGTAAAGCATCATCCTGAGTTAGCTCTTGAGGCTATGTATATAGATGACAAAGGCTGTGAACAACGTAACCTTATAAGTTTGTGTCACGAATGTCATGAAAAAAGGCATGGGTATAGACAAAAGAATTATCGGGCACCATTGACAGAGGAGCGGTGGGATTAGATACCCCCGGGTAAAAAAATGCAAAAATTTTTGGCTCTGACAAATACCGGTGCAAAACTCGACAATCCAGATTTGCCTTGCACATTATGTAAAAAGTGATTTTATAGTTTTTAAGGGTATGCGTAACATATTTATAATATATATGCATACAGATACAAAATTGCTGTTTCAATTTTAACTTTCAAGAATTCAGAGAGGAGGTATGTATGGCAACGATATCACAACGTATCAGGTGTTCATTAATTGAGCAGCTCAATCGTAAAAATGCAAAAGAATATCACTTTGAAAAGCTTGTTGATGATTATTGTGAATTGTATGATATTAAAGCCAAACTTATCAAAGATGTTAAAGAAAATGGTGTAACCATAACAGAACTTAATGTTAAAGGTTATGAAGTCCACAAAGCTAATCCTGCAATCTCTGAAATATCTAAAATCAGTGGAGCTATGCTTAAGATACTTTCGCAGCTTAATATATCTGCAGAAGACAATATATCCGAGGGTGAGGATAAGAATGATACCGGATTATAGGATACAGAAGTACATTGACCTTGTAAGAAAAGCTCCATACAAGATGTGCGAAGAACAGTATCAGCTGTGTGACATTATTGAAAAAATATTTGAAACAGAGGAACTTGTTGTTGATTCAGAACAATTAGATAAATATTTAGCCTTCCAGAAATACTTTCCATTCGATTTACTCGACTGGGAAGTATTTTGTTTTGCACTGCATAATTGTGTGTATAAGAAAAATGGACAGCTTCGGTTTCCAGTACTGCTTATATATGTGGGGCGTGGTGCCGGAAAGAATGGATATCTAGGTTTTGAAGATTTCTGTCTGTTAACACCTGTGAATGGTATCAAGCACTATAACATTGATATATTTGCTATGTCTGAACAGCAGTCAAAAACCTCATTCAAGGATGTATATAACGTGCTTGAGGAAAATAAAAGCTTTATGAAAAAGTACTTCAAGTGGACGAAGGAAGTAATAACAAATATTAAAACTGGTTCAGAATTTGCCTTTAATACATCTAATCCAAAGACAAAAGATGGTTTTCGACCTGGTAAAGTTGATTTTGATGAATATCATGCGTATGAGAATATGAAGCTGGTTGATGTAGCTGTTACTGGCTTGGGAAAAGTTCCATTTCCAAGAAGAACAATAGTTACCACTGATGGAGATGTAAGAGATGGACCTCTTGATACTATGCTTGATAAGTCGCGCAGGATATTAAGTGGTGAATTGCCTGATAATGGTATGATTCCATTTATATGCCGGATAAAAAACAAGGATGATATCAAGGATCCAGAAAATTGGCCAATGGCCAATCCATCATATCCATATTTTGCTAATCTTCAGGAAGAGATGAAGCTGGAATATGATGATTATGTTATAGATCCTCTTGGTAATGCATCTTTTGCAACTAAAAGGTGTAACTGCCCTGGCGGAGCTATCAGGGAGGATGTGGTTACTGATTGGAAGAACATAAAGGCGACAAATATTATTATTCCTCAATTCGAGCATGGAACTAATGCTGTGGGTGGACTTGATTATGCCAGCACGGAGGATTTTGTATCTGCGGCAATCCTTGTTATTCAGGATGGAATAGATTATGTGCATCAGCATACGTGGATATGTGAAGCAAGTAAAGATTTGCCACGTATCAAGGCACCGCTAAGAGAGTGGGAACGCAGGGGATTATGTGAATTCGTAAAAGGTCCTGAGATTAGTCCGGACTTGCCGGCACAATGGTTTGATTCTATGAATGAACGCTTTAACATTTTAAAGATAGGCATTGATAAGTACAGATATACACTTATGTCTAAGGCACTAGCTGAATACGGATTCCTGGCTGATAAGGATGGAAAAATAAAGATAGTAAGACCATCTGATGAAATGCAGCTTATACCAACGCTTACAAGTCTGTTTAATAATAACAGGATAGCAGTTGGTGATGATCCTATGATGAGGTGGTGTATTAACAATTCTAAGAGAGTTACATCATCTGCAGGTAATATGACTTATGGAAAGATTGAACCTAAGTCACGTAAAACGGATGCATTTAAGGCATTGGTGGCAGCAGAGATATGCAGGGATGAGCTTATTGCTATGAATGAGATTAATCAGACAATGTTCAACACTATGAATGTATATACATATTGATTGATATTAACAATGACAATAACGATGGGAGGTGAGGGCATTGGGAATAAAAGCTTTTTTTACAGATCTTTTAACAGGTAAATCCAGGGAAGCTGCTTTCAGGCAGGAGATGGAAGCAGTATATGATTCGTCTGAGTACCAGGCTATATCAGAATGTATATTTGATATGAATATTGGCATTAATATGATTGCAAATGCTATTGCAAAATGTGAATTCCAGACAAGGATCCGTGGCAAGAATGTAAAAAAAGATGAATATTATCTATGGAATTATGCACCAAACAAGAATGAAAGCTCAACATATTTTATAAAAAAGATGGTGTCGAAGCTATTAAAGAACAACGAATGTCTTGTATATGAACTTGCAGGGCAGTTGTTTGTCGCTGATGGATATACAATGTCTGATGATGTTGTACGTGAGAAAGTATTTTCTAATGTCAGTACTGGAAGTTTTTCTGTAAATAAGGTGTTTGGAATGTCGGAAGTATTATATTTTAAAAATAATAATGAGAATATGACGGCACTTCTTAATGGCATAATAAACAGCTATGACACTTTGGTTCAGACGGCTTATGAAAAGTTCTACAAATCAGGTGGCGAAAAGGGCATACTGACGATTGATGCACAAAAGATTCTGGGAGATGCCAAACTGTTAGGAAAAACATATGAAGAGATAATGGATGAGATGATGAATGTCCGCTTCAAGAAGTTCTATAATTCACGTAATGCGGTACTTCCATTGTTTAATGGTTATTCCTATGAATCGAATGGAGCTAAAGAGTCAACTAAGAAATCCACAAGCGAGTTAAAGGATTTCATAGATGTTAATGATGAGATAAAGAAAAAAGCTGCAGGAGCATTGAATATCCCATATGCGTTATATGCTGGTGAGATAGCAGATATAGATGCTCTTATGGATGAATTCATAACTATAACGATAGAGCCATTGTGCGACATATTGCAGACGGAGATTAACCGGAAACGCTCTGGCAAGGAGATACTTAATGGTACTGGTCTTAATATAGATACATCATCTATATCTTATATAGACATATTTAAGAATGCTGAAAAGTCAGACAAGCTTATATCTAGTGGACTTTACAGTATTAATGAGCTTCGCCATAAGTTGAATGAACCAGCAATAGATAGCTCTATAGGCGATACTCATTATATTACTAAAAATTATGACATTATGAAAGAAGGTGATAATGGTGGACAAGAGAAAAATGATGTTTAGACAGGAGAAGAATGATTCAGGGGCTACTAAGATATATATTTATGATAATGTAACAGCCCAGGGACCTTTTAATTGGGAGACCTGGGAGTATGATGAATCAGAAACCTCAGCAAAGCATTTTATAGGCCTGCTTGATTCTATACCAGACGGAAGCGATATAGAGCTTCATATTAATTCGTATGGCGGTGAGGTTAAAGAGGGAGTTGCTATATACAATCTTCTTAAGGCTAAACAGGCCAATAAGATATGTCACATTGATTGTTTTGCATATTCTGTTGCTTATGTAATAGCACTTGGATGTGACAAGATAATAATGCATAGGGGTTCTACAATTCTGTTGCATAATATGTGGTTGACATGCAGTGGTAATGCAACACAGCTCCGCAAGGCAGCAGATGATCTTGATGAGATGATGGCAGCTAACAGACAGATATTTCTTGAAAAGTGTAATCTGAGTGAAGATGAGCTTATAGAAATGCTTGATAAAGAAACTATATTAAGTCCTGATGAGGCACTTAAGTATGGTTTTTGTGATGAAGTAGATTCCCAGCAGCTTGTACCAGCCGAGGAAGGTGCTAGTCAGTTCAAGCAGATGTATGAACAGCTTACATCACAGATGAATTCGCAGAAGTCACTTTCACTTATGGCAGCGGAGTTTATACAGCAGGCGGCAGCAAGCAAAGAAACTATGATGGAAAAGGAAAGGCTTGAGAAAGAAAAGCTGGAAAAAGAGCAGGCTGCTAAAGAAAAACTGGAACATGAAAAGGATGAGAAAGCTTATAAAGCACTAACAGAACAGCTCTGTAGTGCTTTTTTTAGTGCGACAAGTAACGCACTAAGCAATAAATTATCATAATCAGGAGGAAAGATATGTTAAACAAAGATTTATTTCAGGCGGCAAATGCAGAGGCACTTGCCAATTTATCACAGGCACTTAAAAGTGATGATACAGAAGCCGCTACAAAGGCTATGGAAAAGTTTGGTGAGAATATAGCTAATATTATTCACGAAGAGGCAGAACGGCTTAAGGGGAATAATGATGCAGCTATTCTTGCAAGCAGAGGTGTAAGACAGCTTACAGGAGAGGAAAGAACATTCTATACAGAATTAGGCGAGGCTATGCGCGCCGGAAACCCTAAGCAGGCACTTGTGAACATTGACAAGGCTATCCCACAGACAATCATTGACACGGTTATTGAAGATATGCAGAATGCACATCCGCTTCTTAGCGTTATTAATTTTATCAACTGCCAGGGAGCTATCAAGATGATTGTTAATGCTGATAATATTGACCTTGCAACATGGGGAGCATTAACAACTAAGATATCTACAGAGCTTGCAGGTAAGATTGATGTTATGGATATGACACTTGCCAAGTTATCAGCTTTCATTCCAGTTTCCAAGGATATGTTAGATCTTGGACCATCCTGGTTAGATAACTATGTAAGAATCATCTTATCAGAAGCATGCGCCGGTGGTCTTGAATTAGGTATCTTAAAGGGTACAGGCAAGAATCAGCCAATAGGTATGTGTAAGAATCTTGATGGTTCTGTAACACAGGGGGAATATGCTGATAAAACAAAAGTGAAACTGTTAAGTTTTGATCCAGTAGAATATTGTGCTATTATAGCAGACCTTGCTAAAAAGCCTAATGAAGCAGGATACAGGGCAGTTCCATCTGTTGCATTCATATGCAATCCGGTTGATTATATAGCGAAGATAGTTCCTTGTACAACAGTCAGGGATTCTGCTGGAAACTATAAGAATAATATATTCCCTTATCCAACAACTCCTATACAGTCTATTGCACTTGATGAGGGTGAGGCTATTATTGGTCTTCCAGAAAAGTATTTTATGGGTATAGGTGCTGGTAAGTCAGGAAAGATTGAGTATTCAGATGAATATCAGTTTCTTGATGATAACAGAGTGTATCTTATCAAGATGTATGCTATGGGAAAGCCTAAGGATAATAATGCATTCAAGTATCTTGATATTTCTAAGCTTAAGCCTATTTCCCTTAAGGTTGAGGTTACTAACACAGAGGATAATCCTGTAAACACAAAGGCTAAGGCTTCTGCATAATGAATGAGGTAAATGAAAAGCTTCTGGGAGATATTAAGAATAATATAGACAGGACATGGAATGATGATGCAGCGGATAAGAAATTATCCGGCATCATCTTGCGTGGCTGTAACAGGATTAATGATATATGTGGCTGCGAGTTCGATTATGAGCAGGAGAATACAGCAAAAGAGTTATTAATCAGTTATGTTATGTATGCTCTTGCAGGAGCATTAGACGACTGGCAGAAGAATTATTCACAGGATATTAACAGGCTGCAGCTTATACAGGAGGTGAAGGCCTATGCTGACAGGGAAGCAGGCAAACAGGGAATTGTTTAACGATGGTGAACTGGATGTGTATTCTACGAATAAAAGAGTTATTGTGCAGCATAAAGCACACCTTAGATTCGGATTAAGGACAGTTGGCGTTACAAGATTTTACCAGGCTAAGATAGCGAACAGTGGTATAGACAAGCTTATAAGTGTGCCGCTTAATCCTTTTATCAACACGAATAATACACTTGTTATTATGAATGATGTGCAATATACAGTAAGCCAGGTTCAGGAGAAGTATGATACAGTTCCTCCGGCTATGTATGTAACGCTTAACAAGGCTATGCCGGAGTTTAGCAGAAAGGAAGCAACGGATGAAGGTACTTAAATCTTTTATGTATAAAAATATAGGTGCAACACAAGGAGATGATATAACTATATCTGATGATGAACTTGCAAGTGTACTTATAAGCAGGAAAATTATTGAACCTGATAAGATGATAAAAAAGAAAAATGTTCAAGTATCTGAACAAAAGCAGGAAGGTGATTCTAGTGCCGAAAACGATAAAGGTTGATGCACTTGCAAGTGAAATCATGCGTCTTCTGCACGAGTATGCCAATGATGTCACTTCTGATATGAAGAAGGATATTGATAGTGTGGCCAGAGGAACGGTTAAAAGGATTAAGGAAAAAGCACCTGTCCGGCATGATGGCAGAAAGAAAAAATATGAGCCAGGTTCTTACCGTGATAGCTGGAGAAGTACTATTGATGAAGAGAATTCATACAGGAAAAGCAGAATTGTTTATGCTGGTAAGCATCAATATTCTCTTACGCATCTTCTTGAAAATGGTCACAGGATAGTACGGCCGGATAAGACTGATACAGGCAGAAGAACGAAACCTATTGCACATATAAAGCCGGCAGAGGACTGGGCTGTTAATGAGCTTGAAATAAGAACTATAAGACGTATAAAGGAGAACAGTAATTGAGTTTTAGTGAAGTTGAACAGATGATAGCTGAACTTGGTCTGCCTTATGCATACTGGTGTTTTGATGAAGAGGAAGTACCGGCAGCACCATATATAATATATTCAATGCCGGAATCTGATAATATGGCAGCAGATGGCAGAGTTTACCAGAAGGTAAATAAGCTGTATATAGAGCTGTATGTAAGTGAAAAGAGTCCACATATAGAAGCGGCACTTGAAGAGCTGCTTGATGCATATGGACTTTTCTATAACAGGCAGGAATATTACATAGAAAAAGATAAGATGTTTGAAGAATTATATGCACTGGAGGTGTAATGATGGAGAAAGAAAATAAAGTTAAGTTTAACCTTAAGAATGTACATTATGCTAAGCTTAACATTGATGAAGAAGGAACAGTCACATATGACAAGCCTAAGGCTATTCCAGGGGCTGTAGAACTATCACTTGATGCAAAAGGTGATACAGAAGAATTCTATGCAGATGGAATGATATATTATACTTCTACAGCCAATAATGGTTATGAAGGTGACCTTGAGATTGCATTAGTTCCACCGTCTTTTGAAACGGATATTCTTAAAAATGAGCTGGATGATAATAAGGTGTCTGTTGAGAATAGCAACACAGAATCAGAGGAATTTGCTTTATTGTTTGAGTTTGATGGAGATGCCAAAGCAGTAAGACATGTACTATACAGATGCAAAGCAAGCCGCCCATCCGTGGCATCAAAAACAAACGAGGATAAGAAAGAGGTACAGACAGAAAAGTTGTCTATTAAGGCTTCGCCTCTTGCTAATGGCAATGTTAAGACTAAGACTACAGCTTCAACACCAGATGCAACATACAATAAATGGTATGAGGCTGTTTATATTCCAGTAAAGACAGGAGTGGCAGGCTGATATGATATTAAAAGAGATTGATATTGATGGAAAAAAGGTTAAATTCAGAGCGTCTGCGACAGTCCCACGATTGTACAGGCGTTTTTTTATGAGAGATATTTTTAAGGATATGCAGAAGCTTGCTGCACAATCTGAAAAAGCGAAAAAAGATGGAACAGACTTTGAGATTGATGATCTTGAAATGTTTGAAAATGTTGCTTACATTATGGCCAAACACGCAGATCCGGATATACCTAATGATCCTGATGAATGGCTTGAGCAGTTTGATACATTTTCTATATATCAGGTGTTACCGGAGATTTTAAAGCTGTGGCATCTTGATAACCTAACAACGATAGAAAGTAAAAAAAAATTAAAGCAACTAGCAGGGAAATGACAACACCATTGTTTATGTACCGATGTCTGCAGATAGGGCTTTCTATTCAAGATTGTGATTATGTAACAATAGGGCTTGTGCATGATATGTATGCAGAAAAAATGAATGATGATTATGACTGGCCAGTTGTGGCACAGCAGGAAGACTTTGACCGCTTTTAATGTTTAGCATTAAGGCGGTCTTTTTGGAGTTGGCTTATGGCGAAAAGTAGAATAGCAGGAATTACTGTAGAAATTGGAGGAGATACAACTAAACTCCAAAGTGCATTAAAAGATACGAATTCGGCAATAAAGACAACCCAAAGTGAATTAAAAGATGTTAATAAGTTATTAAAGCTGGATCCTACTAATACTGAGCTGTTAAGCCAGAAGCAGAAACTATTAAAGACTGCTATAGAAGAAACGAGTAATAAGCTTACCGCTTTAAAAGAAGCTGAGAAGCAAGCGGCAACAGAGGTAGGACAGAAGGGCAAGATAAGCCAGGAACAATATCAGGCACTCTGCAGAGAGATAGTTGCAACAGAGCAGGAGTTAAAGAATCTTACTAAAGAGAGTATGTCTGCAAATGCAAAACTTGCAAGTATAGCGGATGTTACTGGAAAGGTTGGCAAGGGAGCACAGAGTATTGGACGTAATATGTCTAAGGGAAGTGCCGCTATTATAGGTCTTGGTGCGGCGGCAGTAAAAACGACTGCTGATTTTGAAAGTTCTATGAGCAATGTTGCAGCTATATCAGGTGCAACTGGTGAGGATTTAGAAGCACTTAAGAGTAAAGCAAGAGAAATGGGGTCACAGACTAAGTTCTCGGCTACAGAAGCTGGTGATGCATTTGGTTATATGGCTATGGCAGGGTGGAAAACATCAGATATGATTGATGGTATATCTGGAATAATGAACCTTGCTGCAGCATCAGGTGAAGACTTGGCTACAACGTCAGATATAGTAACTGATGCACTTACAGCTTTCGGATTAAAAGCAGAAGATTCAGGACATTTTGCAGATGTTTTAGCAGCTGCTTCTTCTAATGCGAATACTAATGTGTCTATGATGGGTGAGACATTCAAGTATGCAGCACCTATTGCAGGAGCATTGGGATTCAGTGTGGAAGATACAGCAGAAGCTATAGGACTTATGGCTAATAGTGGTATAAAAGCTTCACAGGCAGGTACTTCGCTTAGAAGAATTATGACAGCTCTGGCAGGAGAAGTTGCGTTTGAAGGAGAAACTCTTGGTGAAGTTACAATAGCAACAACTAACGCTGATGGATCCATGAGAAATTTATCTGATATATTGTCAGACTGTAGAGCAGCATTTAGTCAGCTTTCAGAATCAGAACAGTCAAGTGCTGCAGGTGCACTTGTTGGTACAGAGGCTATGACAGGATTCCTTGCACTTATGAATGCAGCTCCTTCAGATATAGAAAAATTATCAGGAGCTATTAATAACTGCGATGGAACAGCAGAGAGTATGGCTGCTACAATGCAGAATAATCTAAATGGTCAGATTACAACACTTAAAAGCCAGCTGCAGGAACTTGCTATAAGTATGGGTGAACTTTTAATGCCAAGTATATTACAGATAGTACAAGGCATTATGAGTGTTGTATCACAGTTTAATGGAATGTCAGAAAGCTCTAAGCGGCTCATAGTTAATATAGCATTAGTAGTGGCGGCGATTGGACCGGCACTGATAATATTCGGTAAGATAGCAACTGGAATATCGTCAATTATAAGTCTTGTGTCTACCATTATTCCAATAATAACGACATTGATTGGAATAATAACAGGAACAAGCGGCGCTGTTGCTGGATTGTCAGGTGCACTGGCAGTACTTACAGGACCGATAGGACTTGTTATAGCTGCTGTTACGGCGGTAATAGCTATAATAACAGCTTTATATTTTAAGTGTGATGATTTCAGGAACTTTATTAATACGAAATTTACGGAATTAGCATCATATCTGAAAGCATTTTTCAATGGAATGATAACGGCTATACAGTCATTCTGGGAGACAATAGAACCAGTGATTATGACGGCTTTAGAAATTATTAAAGGTGCTATTTCTGTATTCTGTGAATATATTAAGCTCGTTATATCATTGTGGATATCGACAATATCAGCAATTATAAAAGCTGCACTTGCAATTATTCAAAATGCAATTAGTTCAGTACTTGGTGTTATACAAGGTATTGTGGAAGGAATTATGCATACCATACAGGGAATTATAGATGTTGTTATGGGTGTGATTACTGGAGACTGGGACAGAGCATGGCATGGCTTGCTTGAAATAATTGGTGGCATCGTTGAAGGTATAGGAAGTGTTATTGGTAATATGGTTTCATTTCTTTACAATACATTCGGTGATCTGGTTGATATAGCTTTCTCATGGGGTTCTGATATGATAAGTGGTCTGATTGATGGTATCTGGTCTATGCTTGGTGCGGTTGGAAATGCAGCCAAATCAGTAGCAGAGAAGATAACAAGCTTCCTGCATTTCTCACGTCCGGATGAAGGGCCTCTTAGAGATTATGAGGAATGGATGCCTGACTTTGTTGGCAGAATGGCAGAGCAGATTAACCAGCAGAAGCATCTTATATCTGATGCAGCCATGGAACTAGCCACTAATCTTAATATAAGCGGTATGGTTGCTTCTGGTTCACAGGGCAGCCAGACAACAAGCAACAATACACAGATTAACTTTAACGGAAACTATAATTTTAAGGATAAGGCAGATGTTGATTACTTTATGAATCAGGCTGCATTGAAGTTGGTGATTGATAGATGATAGTGAATAAAAGTAATGCAAATATTGACTTACGAAAGAAATATAAAAATGTTACGTGGCTTAGCCAGACGGTTAAGCCACGTAATGTTATAACTTATGTTGACTGGTTGGAAGAAAGCTTTCTTCCAGCAAAGTCAAAACCTAACAGGTACACAGATTTTGAGATATGTATAGAAATGCTTGTTAAAGGTAAAAGCAAGGAAGAGTGTGAGCTTACTATGAGTTCTATAATGAGTGATTTTGACTCTGGAGAGCTGCAGCTTGATAATATGAATTTTACATATGACTTTGACTTTAAGAGCGAAGATAGGGAGCTTGTGAAGCGGTGGCTATATAGTTATAAGATTAATCTTAATGCGTATAGCAAGAAGGGAATATTACGTACTGTAGAATTTACCGGAAAAGAAAAAACGCTTGTGATGGAAGGCACTGCGAAGTCGCCAGCGATTGTAACGATTACACCTGATATAGCATTAGTAAGTCTTACTGTAGCTGGTTTAACTGATGAAGCTATAACTATTAAGGATATAGCCAGAAATGCAAAAATTGTTATTGATGGCCAGAATTGTACGATTACGGAAAATGGCAGGAATGTACTTGATAAGACTGATCTGTGGGAGTTTCCACGGCTAATGCCTGGGAAAAATATTATTACACTTGATAATTCATGTAGTGTGAAGATTGACTATAGGGCGTTTTACAGATGATTTTTGTCCGTATCCTAAATACATATTTTATATGATCATAAGGAAGTGTCTTTGTGATACGGACAGAAAAATGCTTTATTCTGATAGGAAAGGAGCGGTACATGTTACGATATAAAGATAAAAACGGCATAGTATCGCCGCTTATAAAATATAAAGATTTATATATAGAAAAAGTACTTGATTATGGTGATAAAACACTTGGTTTCGGCGCTGATCAGAGTGTTGTGAATAAGATTGAGCTTGAAGATTATATAATAACCAAGACTGATGAATATGTTATAAAACAGATAAATGACTCTGATAATAATTTCTATGACATAGTTGCGAAGCTTAATATTGATGCACTAGAAGGTAATGCAATACAGAAATTTGAAACTGTAGAGCAGACAGCCCTCAATTCTGCTAATCTTGCCATAGCAGGAACCGGCTGGACTTGTGAATGTGATATTAAAAAGAAACGTACTGTAAGAATGACTAATAGTTCATCATGGGACATTCTTAAAAAGATTGCAGACACATTCAGACTTGAGATGACTATAGATTCACTGAATAAGAAAATTATTTATAAGGAAAAAATAGGAGAAGATAAAGGTTGTTATTTTTCTGATCAGCTTAATCTTGTTTCATTAAGCAGCCAGTCAGATACTACGAATTTTTATACAAGAATTCTTCCAATAGGTAAAGATGGTCTTACTATAGAATCTGTGAATAATGGTAGTAAATTTCTTGAAAATCATACTTACAGCGATAAGAATAAGACATACATATGGAAAGATGAAAGATATACAATACCTGAATCCTTAAAAGAAGATGCGACGGCTAAGCTTGAAGAACTAGCTTGTCCTTATATATCTTATAGTTGTAAGCTTATTGACCTGAATAATTCTTGTGATGTTGGTGATGTAATTACGATTATTAATAAGCAGAAGCATACAAGAATAAAGCAGCGCATAGTTAAGCTGAAGCATTATCCAGATAATCCGGCAGACGATACCTGTGAGATATCCAACTTGAAGCTTTCGTTTTCTTCATATGTGCAGAAATATAATAATACAACTGATACGGTTGATAACATTACAAATGACAATGGTACTGTTGATGGTGATTGTATTGATAATATTGATGCATCTAAAGTTCTTAATATTGATACAGTTATTGCAAATAATGCTGAGTTTGTAAATACAAAGACAAAGGTACTTGAAGTTGAACAGAGCATGACGGCTGCAGAAGCCAGAATAGGAACTTTAGAGACGACAACATTAAAAAGTACAGATGCAGATATTAAATACGCCAACATAGACTTCTCCAACATCGGCAAAGCAGCAATGGAATATTTCTATGCTCATTCCGGTCTTATAAAGAATGTCGTTGTTGGTGACCAGCAGATAACCGGAGAACTTATAGGTGTTACCATAAAAGGCGATTTAATAGAGGGAAATACCATTGTTGCTGAAAAATTGGTGATAAAGGGTAATGATGGTCTTTATTACAAGCTTAACACTGATGGTATGGGTGTTGAAGCAGAACAAACTGAATATAACAGCTTAAATGGTAGTATTATTCGTGCTAAGTCAATCACAGCTACAAAGATCGCAGTGGATGATTTGGTTGCGTTTGATGCTACCATTGCTGGTTTTAACATAACTGACAAAGCTATATATTCGGGTGTAAAGGAATCGGCACTTAATACTACAAGAGGTATATACCTTGACAAAGATGGACAGATCGCATTCGGTGACAGCAATAATTATCTGAGATTCTTCAAAGATTCATCAGGTAGATATAAGCTTGAAATATCAGCTGAAAGTATGAATTTTTCAAGCACAGGCGCGAGCGTAGAAGATACTATCAATGACATTAACGATAAGGTTAATTCTGTAGTGTCTGTTGAAAAATCAGAGGTAACATACCAGGTTGGAACAAGTGGAACAGTCAAACCAACAGGTACATGGTTAAAAGATATGCCGAGTGTAAAGGCAGGACAATTTTTATGGACGCGAACACTTATAACATATTCTGATAAGTCTGTAACGGAGTTGTTCAGCGTAAGTTCCATGGGTACTAAAGGTGAAACTGGAACCACAGGTCTTAAATCACTTCAACCGACAAGAAATTGGAATGGTACATTCACAATCGTTAGTGCTACTGTAAATTGCACTACAGATGATTTTAATCGTACACCGGTAGTAGGTGATACTTTTACCAATCTTGATGGCTCATCTAATACTGGCACATGGAAAGTTACAGCGGTATCCGGTTACACAGTTAGCATACAACTTCTATCCTACGTATCAAGTAAGGGCGATAAAGGAGATAAAGGTGATAAAGGCGCAGCCGGAGCAGATGCGATAATTATAAGTATCACTTCGAGTAGTGGCACAATATTCAAGAACAATTCAGGAACAACAATTCTGACGGCTCATGTGTATAAGGGTGGAGTTGAACAGGCAATCAACACAAATGGAGTATGCGGTTCTTTAGGAACAGTCAAATGGTATAAAGGAACGTCATTAATTTCAGCAGCAAGTGCAATAAATGTATCAGCTGCAGATGTTAACAATACCCAGATTTATACATGTCAGCTTGAAGGATAAAAAGGAAGGAGCGTGATAGTCAAAATGGCAGTTAAAGCATCAAGCCAGATATCAATGATTGATGTTACAGATGCATATTCTGTATTACTTACAAGCGAAGCATATGCATTTACAGGGAATACATCGGGAGCACCAGCAGGCCTTACATGTACAACACAGGTAGTTGCTTTCTGCGGTCAGAAATCATGTACAAGCTTAAATGTGAGCAACATAAGTTGTCCTACAGGAATAACAGCTACAGTGTCTAACAATAATACAGCATCACCTACAGTGACATTCAAAACAACGGCAACTATAACAGCTACTTGCGAAGCGATAATACCAGTTAGTGTTGATGGAATCACGATTAATAAGAAGTTTTCATTTGCCGTAGCAAAAACCGGTAGTACAGGAGCTAAGGGCGATAAAGGGTTAAAAGGGGATAAAGGTGAAACTGGTGCTACAGGAATTGGTGTTAAATCAACTGCAGTAACATATCAAGTATCTTCGTCAGGTACAACAGCTCCTACAGGAACCTGGAGTACATCCGTTCCATCAGTATCAGCAGGACAGTTTCTGTGGACCAGGACTATAATTACATATTCGAATAACACAACATCTACGTTATATTCAGTGGGACGTAATGGTACTAATGGTGTGAACGGTACTAATGGAACCAATGGTCAAAATGGTAAAAGTATAGGGCAGGTGGTAAATTACTATTTAGCTACAAATGCATCTTCTAATGTAACAACATCAACTTCTGGATGGACAACAACAGTTCAGTCAGTATCATCGAGCAAAAAATATCTTTGGAATTATGAAGTGGTTAAGTATACAGATGGTACGATCGCTAGTACAACGGCGCCATGTATTATAGGTTATTATGGCGACACCGGAGCAAAGGGTGATAAAGGAGCTAAAGGTGACACTGGAGCAATTGGTCCGACCGGAGTTGGTATAAAAAGTATTACAGAATATTATGCAGTATCTACCACAAACACAACGGCACCTACATCATGGGTTACTTCTATCCCGACTCTGACCGCTTCTAATAAATATTTGTGGAATTATGAGACGGTGACGTATACCAACAATAGTACAGTAAGTACATCCAAAAGAGTTATTGGCGTATATGGCGATAAAGGATTAAAAGGTGACACAGGTGCTAAAGGGGATAAAGGAGCGACAGGCTCACAAGGACCTCAGGGCGTAAAAGGTGATAAGGGCGACACTGGAGCAGCTGGAAATGGAATAGCTAGTACGTCAGTTGCATATCAGGCAGGTCCGTCAGGTACAACAGCTCCTACAGGAACCTGGAGTACATCCGTTCCATCCACAAGTGCAGCGGCACCATATCTCTGGACACGTATAACCATAAAATATACAAACGGTACTGTAACTAATTCATATTCAGTCGGAAGTACACCCGAAGGCATAAGCGTTGGCGGAAGAA